AGATGCTCAATGCTGCTGGACGTTGCATAACTGAGGCTATCAAGCCCGACTCAATTGATAGCTAAAAACAATTAGCTCTAGTACAGCGCGCGTGGCACACTGAGCACTCGTTACCAACACATCAGGAGTACTCAGTATGAATCAGGAAATTCAAGTCAACGTGGTCAACGAGTTTGGCCGCAAGCGGATCAAGCCGGTCGACCACAACGCCGAACTGTTCTGCAAGCTGCTCGGCAGCAAGACGCTGACCGAGGACAACATCGCCGTCATCAAGCAGCTCGGCTTCGCCGTCACCGTCGTGCCGGAGGAACTGTGAGCGCCCTGCACGAAGTCAGCGCCCTGTTCACGCCGATGCGCCTGACCGGCCACGGCAACACCGCCGTCGTGCTGCGCGGCAATGCCGGCGGCTTCGACCTGCGCGGCTGCCCGGCCGGGCCGCAACTGGCGGCGTTCATCCAGCGCGCCTGCAACCACCATGCCGACCTGGTCGACGCCTTGCAGATCACGCTCGACCTGATCCAGCAACTGGAAGGCATGGACAACCGCGCCGAGCCGGCCACCGATGTGAGCCAGCTGCACCGGCTGCTGGCCAAGGTGCGCACATGAAGCGCCCGCCGCACGTGCCGCCCCGCTCGCCATATCAGGATTACATCGCCACCCAGCGCCGCTACAAGTGGATCGAGCGCGCTGCCTACGTGGCCATTGGGCTGGTGCTCGTCGCCATCCTGTTCGGCCAGATCGGCGCCTGATTCCACCATACCACCACCAAGGGAAGAACACATGAACGAGAACGACAACAAATGCGTCTGCGGCGAGCCTGAAACGGCTGGCACCACGCACCGCACCGATGGGCCTTGCCACGTTGCCGAGCGTCCTTCGGTGCCGAGCGTAGCGCAAAGCATCGAAGACATTAACCGCGTCTGGACCGCGATGCCTGCCGCGCTGTGCAATGAGCCATCCGTGAAGTCGCTCTACAAATCGGCGCTGGCCGCCGCTCAAGCCGCGCCAGCCACCCCGGCACCAGCCGCCCCGCAAGCAGTACAGGCACAGGTGCCGCCAGAGCAGCGAGCATGGACACCAACGCCCGAGCCGTTCGGCTATTTCCGCAAGAACGGCAAGCTCTACGAGCGCCTTCACGGACATCCGAACGAGCATACGCTGAAATCTGGCTGGTTCCCGTTGTGGGCCGCCCCGAGCAGCACCGAGGCACGCGCTACCGCAGCCGAGGATGCGCGGGATCAGGTGCTAGAGAAGCTGCTGACGACTGGCGGCAGGATGTCGAACGTGCTTTTCAACTACTCCCAAATGGAATCGCTGCTACCAAACAAGGATGAGCGCGACGGCTTGAAACAACTGCAACGAGAGTGGGACGAGGCCCGGATCGCCCTCAAGCGCACCACTAGCCCCAGCCAGGAACCGGCAAGCGGCACTGCTGGCACACCGGATGCGGAAGGGGCGCAGCAATGAAAACCTTCAACCTAAGCTGCAAGGTCACGGTCAGCGCCTACACGGAAGTGCAGGCCAATAGCCTCGAAGAAGCCATCAAGATCGCCGCCACCCGCGACGTAGAGATCGGCGGCATGGGCAGCGGCAACGACCCCGATGAATCTTGGATCATCGACGATGCCGATGGCGCGCACCAAGAAATCCGAAACGACGAGGACTGAACCATGACCGATAACACCAAGCGCGGCACCGATGCCGCCCCTACTGCCAGCGCACCGAGCGCCGCACAAGACAGCAGTGCAACGAGCGCGAAATGCCCAACTTGCCTCGGCAATGACGGAGATGCTCCGTGCGCCTACCCGAGCGAAGGAAAGGCGGGGTGCTTGCGCGATAAGCGTCGGGAAGCGCAAGACGGAACCTCCGCTAACGGGTCGGCAGAATGGCGGAGGGCCATTCGGCAACTCAACGAAATCACCCCGCCAGCCGCGCATATCGCCCAGCCGCCCGCTATCGGACAGCAAGCGGATAGCGATGAAGTTCTCGCCTTGCACCGCAAGCTCGCCGCCGAAACGCTGCGCGCCGACCAGGGCTGGCAGCGGTACGAGGCGAAGAACCGCGAGTGCTTAGACTTACGTGCCGCACGCTCGGCCCACCTCTCCGCAACTAACAGCGGTACCGAAGGCGTGGATACGGACGACTGTGCCGCATTCTCCGATGCAGTGTTATTCGGCACCGCCCCGGCACCGCAAGCTGCGCCCGACGATGGCGTCAAGCTGCTGCGCCGACTCAAGCGCGACCTGATGCACGCTCGCCTTCACATGCCCGACACGCTCGACACTTACCGCCGCGCCTGCACCAGTGCCGAGTGCGACATCGAGGAATTTCTGGCAACCCAGCGAGGTGCAGCATGAGCGCCGCTCAACTGGTTGGCGCGGCCATGATTCTCGCGTTCTTCGCCGTCCTGTTTGCTCTGGTAGCGCGCAGCTTTGGCACCACGGAGGCTGCGATAGGCTTCGGCATTGCGATCGCGGCCACCGGGTTTCTTGTAGGCGCGGTCTATTTGTTGGTCGGAGGTGCTGCATGAGCGCGCACATCAAGACGTGGCAGGTTCGGCTGCTAGAAAACGGGAACATGGGCAACGAGGCGCATTTCATGCAAGCCGAAATCGCCGACCTGCGCGCCCGCGTCGCTGAACTGGAAGCGGAACTCAAAGACGCGCTGGTCAGTTCGGGGCTTGCGAACCTGGCGCTTGAGCAGAGCGCCGCAAAGCTCCAGCAGGCCGACGACTACATCGAGAAGCTGGAGGCGGCCCGGCCCACCGGACAGGCGGCCACCACGGCAAGCGCGAGCCTCCACGAACTCAAGCAAAAGCTTGCTGAGGCGATTGGCGAAGGCAATTCGATCACGATCCACGGCCTCCCAGCACCCAGACGTGAGGCTGCACTGGACGACCCGAAGATGGCGGCGTATCTGCGCAACGAACCTTGGATTGCTGCCTATATCGAAACGCTCGAATGCGAACTCCGCAAGGCCCAGGCAGCGCATGCTGGCGCGGAGGAAAAACAGACTCAGCAGGCGCACGTGATGCCGCCCGTCGCGGCACCCGTTAGCCAACACGATGCAGACGACCAGTGGATATTCGACTTGGCAGCGGAACATGAGGTACGTCCGTCACCCCTGTTCGGGCCGGTGGCGTTCAGCAGCACGGGCATTCTGAACTTTGCCCGCGCCATCAAATCCGAGGTAGCCACCCGGTTCGCGCAGGGCGGCGTAACGAGCAACGAAGCGGCCGACACGCAAGCAGCGCGGGCGGCAGTGCCGTTTTTCAATATCATCCCGACGCTGACGAAAGAAAAGGAAGCGGCAGCCGAGCGCGGCATCTGCCCGGACTGCGGCACGCCCGACCTCCATCATATCAACAGCGCCGAAGGCATGCGCTTCTTCCAGTGCGGGAAGTGCAAAGACCTCGTTGTGTTGGGTTTCGCCCCATCAGCCGCACAGGAAGGCAAGCAGGCCAGCGCGCCAGCAGACGAGGAATGCAGCCTGTGTGACGGGATGGGCTTCATCGACGGTGCGGGATCAATTTGCCCGCATTGCGACGGCAGCGGGACCGAGCCAGCAGGCGGGAAGGGCAGCGCATGAACCGCACCCCGATCCTGCGCCGTGGCGAGCGCCGCGCCTTCCACAAGTGGCGCTGGTTCAAGGAGCGCCGAAGCGGTTTCGACCGGCGCCAGCGGGTGGCCGACAGCGCTGAGCCTTGCGTGCCGTCAATATGTACGGATGGCAAGGCGCTACAGTAACGTTTCCACTTTGGAGGTTTCCATGAAAAAGACCCTTGCCGTGTTCTGCATCCTGCTGTCGGGCTGCGCCAGCGATCCTACCGCGCGCCGCGACTTTGCCGACCGGCTGGCGGTGCTGGCGCAGCAAGTGGCCGCCGCCGACCGCCAGCGCGTGGCGAATGCGCCCCGGCACGTGGTCTGCACCCCGTCCGGGCCGTTCAACCAGCGCACGGTCGTGTGTTACTAGTCGGCCATGCCGTTGCCACGCACGAAGGCCTGGCACGCGCGCCCGGCCGCCAGCGCGGTTTCGACCCGTTGCTCTAGCTCTTTAATACGTTCCTCAAGGTCTGGGAGAACCAGCCGGCCGGCGGAATCGGCTGCATCGCCGCCGCCGGGGCGTGCGGGATCGGCGGCGGTGGCAGGCTGGCCGGCACACAGGCGGGGGCCGACGCGCACCCGCTCAGCAGCAATGCGAGCGACAACAGGGGCAAGTTCTTCATCGTGGACTTTCGTGATGGCGCGGTTGGTTTCCAGTTGCTGCACGGCTTGGGCGGTATTTTCCTGCACGCGCGCCAGAATGGCTTTCTCTTCTGCTTGTGCACGGCGCGCATCCTCAACCGCGTGCGCGGCCTGTTCGTGCGCCAGCCCGCGCGCGTAGCCGCTGCCGAACAGCGCCAGCGCCAAGGCCAGCAAAGCGCCCCAGCGCCACGCCAGCGGCACCATGCTAAGCATCCCGGCCCTTGGCGGCCAGCGAGGCGTTGGTGCGGAAGCGCAGCGCGATGTTCAGCCCGACCACGCACAGCATGATCAGCTTGTAGCGCTCGGGGGCGAGGTAGTCGGCCAACTGCGGCAGGCTGTCCTTGGCGTAGTCGAGCGCGGGGATCAGCGCCAAGAGCAGGCCGTTGAGCCAGATGGTCAGCGAGCGCCACGCGCCCTTCAGGTGGTCGGTCATGCCAGTCCTCCTCCTGCACGTTGATAGGCAGCAATCAGGTCGGCCAGTTTGTTGGCGCGTTGCCCATAGCTGTTGCCGGGGAATGAAGCCCAGCGACTGGCACACTTGCCGATGGCCTCGCTGATCCGGCCTGCGCCAATATCGTCATAGGCGTGGCATTCCTTGATCAGTTGGATCGCCCACTTGTCCTGCGACTCCTTGCCAAAGTCGGGCAACTCCAGTTGCGCGCGGTAGTGGTCCCAATAGCGCCCCATGAACTGGTAGCGCCCGGCGGCGTCGGAGTTGGTGGCGTCGTCATGCCGCCTCGGGTGCGACACGTAACTGCCGAACAGGATAGGATTGGCAGGCGTCGAACCGACGCACACGTTGTAGCCATCATCGGAGGTACGCAGCAGGCGTGGGCCGATTTCCGACCACGCGATCATGTCAAGGAAAGCCTTGAGGTTGGATAGGCGGTTCATGGCTCGGCGCGCTCCTTGCGCCGCCAGAACTCGCGCCGCACCAGCACCGCGATTTGCAGCACCGTGTAGACGATGGCAAAGCAGGTCAGCCACTTTTCGATGGGCTTGTCCAGCAGGAAGTGCCAGATCGACAGCCCGACCGGCGGCGCGGTTTCGATGGCCGCCTTGAATACAGCGTTCAGTTCGGTTTGTGCATCCAAGGCGGCTCCGTCCAGTTAATGTTTTGCGGCAATTCTACCCGTTCAATATCATTTCGTGCGGGAAATTATGTGACCGTCAGGGTCACCGTGCCCTGCCGCACCAGGGTGGCCCCGGTGGAATCGGTCACCGTGCATTGCACGGTTTCGACCAGGATTTCGCCGGAGTCGGAGAACCGGTTCACGACGAAGTTGGCGCTGGTGCTGGCAGCGTTGGCGGCGGTCACGGTGCCGTCGCCGGAGACCTTGGCCCAGGCATAGGTGAAGGGCGCGGTGCCGCCGCTGAACACGACCGCCACCGTCACGTGCGCGGTGTAGTTGGTGCTCGGGTTGATCGGCGTGTCGTCGGCCACGTCCGGCACGCTGCCGCTCATCGGCGTGTAGCTGCTCTTGCCGCGCAGGTCGGTCAAACTGATCGGGCCGGACGGTATTCCCGCCAGCGCGCGCACATCGGCGTCGCCAAGGGAAATCGGCAGCGCACGGCCGGGGTTGACGGTGCGCAGTTCTGTGAGAACGTCGGTCAGGCTGACGGGGCCGGTGGCGGGAATCATGCGGTCTGGGTGATCTTGATGGTGGATATGCCGGTACTGGAAATCGAGCCGACCGCCGTCCCGTTACAGGTGATCCCGATGATGCCGTCGCCGATATGGTAGAACCCGGTATCGAGCGCGCCATCGGTTGCGAACGATACCGAAGGCGAGGCGGCCGAGCCGTCCTTGAGCAGCAATTGCCCGTTGACGGTCAGCGCTCCGGTCACGGTCTTGCCGGCCAGCGCCGCGCCGATCCCGGCCACCGTGACATTGCCCGAGACCGGCTGGAAGTCGATGCACTTCCAGTTGCCCGCGCCGAGGCTCTTGAACAGCGCCGCATCGCCGGCAGCGGTGACGATGTTGGCCGCCCCCGGCAGCGCCAGCGACGCGCCATTATGGGTCAGGGTCAGCGCGCCAGTGAACACCACCCAGCGCAGCACGCCTTCGGCCACGGTGTCGAACGCGGTAATGGTGGTGGTGCCGGTAATGGCCACGTTGGTGGAATTGGCCGCGCCGATGGCCACCGTGGCATTCGAGGCCAAGGTGACGGTGGCGCCGGCCACCAGCACATTCAGTTGTGCGATGAACGCGGCATGGGCGCGCAGGTAATCATCGATGGTGCCCTTGGCGCTCTCGGTGCCCTGAGGGCTGTTGGCCGAGGCGACGGTGTTCAGGTCGGAAATAGCGGATGGAACGGGCATTTACTTGGCTCCTTGTTTGCGCGGTAACTGGTCGAGTGGCGTTATGGAAGCGTCCGGCACAAGGCCGGCCTGTTCCAGGTAGGCGCTGGCGTCCTGCGAAAATTGTGGGTCGTTGGTCATCTTCGCCGCCATCATCAGGCGCTGGGCGTAGGCGGCGGCCTGCTGCGGTGTCTTGACCGGCGGCGCCTTGGCCAGCCAGTTGACGAACTTGGGATTCAGCAGCAGGCGCTGGCTGACTTGATTTGCCAGCAGCAGCGAGCCGCCCGCCACCGCTGCCGGGGCAATCAGCGGCGTGTAGAACAGCCCGCCGACCACGCCCGCGCCGATGGTGCCCAGTGCGCCGCGCGCCACCAGTGCCTGCGAGGTTCCCGAAGGATTCGCCCAGACGCCGGCACCTTCGCTCAGCATGTCGGCGGCCTTCGCCACATGCGCCAGGTTCTCGGCATGGTCAGCGCCGCCCGGCAGGCGCTTGAACAATTCCGTTCTCGCCTGCGGGTCGATCCGGTTGTAGTTGGTCAGGAAGGTGCGCGGCGACCAGGCCGTGCCGTCTGCATTCTGCTGGCCGGGCGTGGCCGAACCCAGTTCGTCGATCACGGTTGCCGCTACCTTCTGCCGGGTCTCCGGCGTGACGGCATTGCGCAGCCGCTGGTAGATGCTGGGGCCGGCCTTGAGCGAGTTTGCCACCGCGCCATATGCGCCTTCCGGCGTTGGGCGGTTGGCCAGCCCGTTGAGCGCCTCGACTTGGTCCATTGCATTGCTGTAGTAACGGTTGGCGCGGGACAGCGCTCGTGTTGCCGGCTGGTCGGACGGTCGCATTGGGCCGGTCGGCACTTGCGCCCGAGTGCGATCTGACGCGTCGGCCGCGTGGCGCATGTCCTGCGACATCGCGCCGTACAACTGCTTGAACTGGCCTTGTTCCGGCGTGCCGATGATCGCGTTCGATGCCGCTTCCTCGCCGATGCTGGTCCGCAGCGCCTTGAGTGCACCATAGGGCAGGCCGGGGTTTTTTTGCGCGTTCATCAGGGAGGAAAACGGCGTGCCCGGCGCGGTCGGCCCAGTGCTTCGCTGTGGCAAGGGAATGCGCGGGGCGACCGGGACATTCCACACGTACGGGTTGGCAACCGGCTGCTGCGGGACGGCGGCTGACAGCGGCAGGTTGAGCGTCGGATTCGGCCCCGTGCGCTGCGGCAGTGGCGGCAGCGCGGCAGACTTTTTCGGCAAGTTGGTCAGGCTGTCCAAGACGACCGGCGCACGCGGTGGCGGTGTAGTCGCCATCTGCGCCATCGGCACGGTTGGCTCGACCGGCACGTTCCATAGACTGCTGTTGCCAACCGGAAGCTGCGGCACCTCCGGTGTCAGCGCCGCATGAAGCGTTGGGTTGTCCGCATTGAGCGTCGGGGCCGGATTTGCGCGCGGGCCGTACACGTCGGTACGTAGGTTCTCGCCGATCTTGGCGATGCGCGGCAGCACCAGGTCGCCCGACGTTGCCTCGGCACCTCTGATTGGCGTCGTGAGCTGGCGCGTCTTGCCCAGCGTGTTATCCACAGGAACAACGGTGTCATGGCCGACCAGGTTGGCCACTTTGTCGTTCAGCGCACGGGCGGTCTGGTTGATGCGGTTGGGGAAGGCCGTTTTCAGGTCGGCTTGCACTGCGGCGCCAGCGGCAACGGGGCCATAGTCGGTTGATACCGCGTCACGGATCGCGCCAGTCTTGGCTTGCATCCCTTCTACATTGGCTTGGCGGGCGCGGTCGTACAGCCCCACCGAGCCGGGCGTTTGCGACAGCAGGTTTTCCAAGCCGCTGATGAACTTATTGCCGGACGCCAGCCCGAGCGACGGATTATCGACGCCACCCGCTTTCAGGTCCTTGATCCGCTGCGCCATCTTCGGCTGGTTGACGGCGGCGCGCAGGGCGGCAGCGCCTGCGGCAGTCACGGCCTGCGGCAGCAGGCCCGCCACTCCGGCCCATTCCGGCGCGACTTCGCCCACCGACCCGGCGGCAAGGCCGGATGCCGCGCCCTTGCCCATGTTGACGACTTGCTGCGGCAGGCTGAGGCGACCGGATGGAAAGACGGACGCCCCTGCCACTCGCCCGCCAGTGTGGAGGATGCGCGAAGCCTGGTCCTCAGGATGCGGATTGTTGACCGCCGCGCCCAGCCCGATATCGTTGGCCTTGCGTGACAGCCATTCGGCAGAGCCTGGAACCTGTTGCCGGTCATATGGCACGGTCCAGCCCGGCGGCTGATTGCCGGTTGCCTTCGAATAGCCATAGCCAATGCCGGCCTTGGCCAGATCAAGCACGTTGGTGACGGTATCCACCGGTAGGCCAAGAAGGTCGTTGAGCACGCCCTTGTTGATGCCGGCGGCGCCAGCCTTCACGCGCTCGAATCCGGTGGCTGGTGCGCGAGCAGTCTTGTTCGCCTGCTGCTCGGCTTCCAAGCGCGCCCGGAACTCGAATTCTTCCTGTTCGCTCATTTGTTCTGGCTCCGTTTCCACGCCTGGTAGCGCGCTTCCTTGTCAGCGTCAAAGACAGGGACCGCTGGCGGCTTCTTCGGCAGGTCTTTTAACGGCTTCGGCTGAGACGGTGGTTTCTCTACTGGCTCCGGTGGCGTGATCGACGCGCGCTGCTTTTCCGGCACTTCGGCCAATACACCCCGGATCGCCAGTTCACGATTCCTGGCCTTCTGCGCGATGACTTTGTCGCCGTCACCGATCTGCGGGAAATATTGCTTTTCTGCGTTATCGAACTCGCTCGGCGCGATGGCTGCGCCCGACTCTCGGCGCAGCGCGGCATTGATGAAGTCGCGCTTGGCCTGATCCAGTGCTTGCTGGCCTTCGCTGGAAAATGCCGTGATCACGCTGCCGATGCCGGGCAAGCGCGAGCCGGGCGTAGATGTGGCGATCTTGTCATCCGTTGCCAGTTTGCCGAGTGCCTTGTGCGCCTCCTGCATGCGGGTACCGAACAGCAGCGCCTTGCTCTGGCTGTCGTTCAGTGGCTTGGACACCCCCGCCAAGCGCTCGCCATTGGGGCCGGTGATGGCCTTGCCGGTGCCGGCGCTCTTGTCGACCAGTACCGGGCCGTCGTCGGTCTGGACGATCTGCGTCTTGCTGTCTTTTTCCGTGCGCCGGTCGATCATGCCCTGCACGCCGTATTGCGTTTGACGGCTGTATTCGGTATCCGGCGACACGCCAATCGCGTAGCTCGGCCCCTTCTTGCCAGTATTCTTGTCGATCAGGTCGTTCGTCTTGCCGTTGTTCACGACTTGGTAATCCGGCAGCGCGCCGAAGCTCGACACTTTCTGCGAGCCGTCCTTGAAGGTGATCACCTGTACCGGCTTGCCGGTGTCGTCGAGCGCGGTCTTGACCTCCTGCACTTCCGGCTTGAGCTTCTGCGCCAGTTCGTAGTACGGTTTTGCCGCCGTCATGCGGCCCGCCTGCGCCAATTTGTCGCCCATGCCCATGTAGCGGGTGAACAGGTCGGACTGGTCGGCCTGCGTGGCTGGTTTGGCAGCCGGCGGCGCTGGCTGACCTGCCGCGCTCATCTGCGGCAGCATCGACAGCGGGCGCGGCGCGGGCGAGGCTTGCGGCTCATTCGACAGCAGCGCGGGCGTGCTCGGCGCAGTGGCGGGCGCGGCTGGCCCGGTCGGCCCGAGGATCGAGGCGATCTGGCCCGGCTCGTCCAGTTGCGCCTGCGCCTGCTGGTTGGCGAGGTCGAGGTGCTTCTTCTGGGCATCGGCCAGCGCCTGCTGCTGGAGCTGTTGCAGGGCCGAGTGGTAGCCGCCGGCCCCGGCGTTGATGCCTTGGCCGAGGATCGACCCGAAGTTGCCCTTGCCGCCCAGCAGCGCGGCGCCGAATTGCAGCAAGCCTTGCCGCGCGGCGCTGTTCTGGCCGGGGTCTTGCGGCAGGTAGTCGGGCAGGTAGTTGGCGAGCAGTCCCATGTGGCCTCCTTAGCCCAGCATGCCGCGCTGGCGCAGCTTCTGTTCCAGCAGCAATTGCGTGAACTGGTTTTGCTGCTGACCTTGCAAGTTCTGTTCCGGCGGCGCAATCTGTGACGGCTGGCCTTGGAAGATCGGCTGCGCATGCGGTGCCATCGCGGGTGGTTGGTTGCCGCCCATGGCCGCATTCACCGTCCCGTAGGTGCTGGCCGCCTTGCCTAGCGTGCCGAGCGTGCCGCCCGCCTTCAGCCCGGCCAGCGCCTGCCCGCCGCCGGCATAGCCGGGTTGCGAGGCTGCCACCGCGTCCATGCCCGCATTACCGGCCACGTAGCCGGGCTGGGAGGCGGCAATCGCATCCAGCGCCGTACTGCCACCCGTCACCGAGCCGCTGCCCAGCAGGCCGCCGGTCACCGGGGGCGTGACGAAGGCGGTCGCCGTCGGGGCTGCTGCCGCTGTCCCTGCCGCTTCCGCGCCCAGCCCCGCCGCTGCGGCTTCGCCAGCTCCTGCTGCTCCCGCCGCAGCGCCTTCGCCCAGCCCCGCGCCGATCACGCCCGGCCCCAGCAAGCCGCCCGACAGCGCCGTCGCGCCCAGTGCCGCCGCGCCCAGCAATCCCGCTTTCCACCATTTATTCATGTGTGCTCCTTATTTCAACAGGCCGTACAGGGCCGCCGCGCCGCCAATCGTCTGCGCGTAGGGGTTCGCCCCCGGCGCCGTGGACGTGACCGAGCCGCCGCCGCCGACCGCGCCCCGGATCGTGTTGGCCAAGACGTCGAGACTCTTGTACGGCGACTGGGCCTGTTCGTTGAACAGGTTCTGCTTGTCGGTCAACAACTGCTGGTCGTAGCCGTACTGGGTGGTACCGGCATCCATCAGGTGCTGGGCGTCGGCATACGGCACTTGCCCGTAGGCCAGCGCGGTCTGCTGGGCACCGATCTGGTTCTGGCGCTCCTGCCCGTAGTCGGCCATGTGCATCTGGGTCGAGATATCGCCCAGCCCCTTGGCCAGTTCATGGGCATTGCCTTGCTGCGCCGCCTGCCAGGCCGAGCCGCCAAAGGCACCCGAGCGGACGAAGGTGGCGTCGGTGCCGTTCACCGCCCCGTTGTAATTGCGGGTCACGTCCTGCGAGGCGCGGTCGATGGCGGCCCCAAGGTAGGGGTTGCCGGCGTTCAGGTAGGTGCCGCCCAGCGTGTCTTGCAGGTTCTGCTGGCCGGCGTTCACGACCGCCGAACCGTTCAGGGCGCGGTCGGCGGCCATCTTCATGCCGCCGGTCTGCATGCCGTTCAGTGCCGCCGTGCGCGGACCTTGGTAGACCGGCATGCCCTGGTTCGACAGGTCGGCCCCGCGCTCCAGCAGTTGCTGCGAGTACGGCTGCGCCCAAGCGGGCAGTTCGGTGGTGGTGGTGGTGTGGTCGGGTGCGCTTGAGCCGCCCATGGCGTTCTCCTAAAGTGGCATTTCGTAGTTGACTTGGATCGGCTGGAAGCCGAGCCGCTTTGCTGCGCCCGCCCACTTGCGCGCCGAGGCGAAGCCGATGCTCGATGCGCCTGCCTGTTGCGCCAACTCCTTGATTTTTGGCAAGAATACACGCATTAGCGGCGTCTTTCCAGAAGAATAAGCACACCAGATATCGAGCCGCTTGGCGTGGAAGGTCGGGGTCACTTTCAGCACCAGGAAACCCAGCCATGCGGGGCCGTCCATGCCGGCGAACAGCACCGCGCTGCCGCTGGCGCAGGCGCGGTAGACGTCGGCCGTGGTCCAGTCGTCGGGGGTGGCCTCCTTGACCTTGAGCAGCCCGGCGCGCACGCGCGGCCACTCCTCGTCGAGCAGGGATTTGGGGATCGCAACCAGCCGCATCAGTTGCCCGTCAGCGCGCGGGTCTGCACGAAGGTCAGCGGGGCCGTGACGCACACCCAGCCCAACAGCAGGTACTTCGACCCTGCCGCGCCCAGTTCGGCCGGCGCGCTGTTGCGCACGAAGTCGCCCACCGCGTAACTGCCGGTGGTCGGGGCGGCCGGGGCGGCATTCACCGCGCCCGCCATCCGGCCTTCGGCCAATGCGTTGACCAGCGCCGCCGTCTCGCGGGTCAGTTCGGTCAGGCGCTGCTTGAGCGCCGCTTCGGTATTCTGCGGCAGGCGCGCGTCGGTATTGAGCCGGTTCATTGGTCGCCGTCCGGGATCAGGGAAGGCTGGAGGCCGACGATCTCGAAGTCGCCGGTACAGTCGATCCGCAGCCGGTGCCAGCGGCCCGAGGCCAGCGGATCGTATCGGCTGCCGTTGATCGGCTCGACCGAGCGTTGCTCGAACGCGCCGCCCGCCATGTCGCGGGTGAAATGGGTCAGGCTGGTGGTGCTCGGCAAGCGCAGGAAGCGCGGGGTGACGCGGGTCAGGGTGGTGAACTGGTCCTCGTCGCCCAAGTCGCCAGTAGTCAGCGAGCACAGCGCGGCAGGGCCGGTCAGGGTCTTGATCTTGTTGTCGGTGCCGAACACGCCCATCGCGGCAGTCGAGGTGTCGAACACGGGCGAGTCGAGCGGGTAGTCGGGAATCGCGTCGAAACTGGTGGCGGCGCCCGGCGGCCAGTCGTCGTAGGTGGTGTCCGGCTGCTGGTATAGCAGCACCGCCTGCACGTCCAGTTTCACATGGCCCCAGCGCCCGTTATTCAGGTTGTAGACCAGCGCATCGGTCAAGGCACCGCTCGCCCCGTTGGCCGGGTAGAACCACCATGCGACGTTCTGGTACTGGTCGAAGTAGGAGCGGATATTCTGGCGAAAGGTCGAGTCCGAATGGGCGAAAAACCATTCCTTGACAGGTGCCCCGATGGCTTTCGGCTGCGAGCCGTCGAACAGCCAGAAGTCGTCACGCCCGATGAACAGGTGGGTGGTGCCGGTATCGATCACCGCTTCCTGGCAGATCGCCCCGGCGTTGGCCGCGATCAGGTCGAACGCCCACACTACCGGCGGCCCGACGTAGCGCCCCAGGTAGGTCGAGCGCTCCTTGTAGACAGCCACGTCCTTGCCGAGCCGCTTGGCGGCGCGAATCTCGCCCGGCGTGTCGAGCAGGTAGCCGAACTGCGCCTGCGTGGTCGGAGCCGGGGTCCATGTCGCGTAGTCGTACAGGCCGGAGCAGGCCCATGCGTCGGGGCGGTCGCCGCCGACATAGGCGTCATTCAGTCCGAACGCCAGCACGAAGCCCGCCGCCGTCTCGATGATGCGCGCATGGGGGGCGGTGGCGATGTCGGCAAACGCGCCTGCCGTCGACGACTGGATGCGCTCGGTCTGGTTGCAGGCCAGCGACACGTTGCCGAACTGGGCGAAGCGCCAGCGGTTTTCGGTCGACCCGGTATAGCCGCCGCCCTTGGAGCGGTCGGTGAAGGTGGCCCCGGTCAGTTCGTACAGGCCGGTCTGGGTGCCGGCCAGCACTCGCCGCGCGTTGTTCAGCAGGGACAGCACCGCCGCGCCCCGGCAGGCCGACGGCAGTGCGGCGGCGCCCGCGTCCAGTGGGGTCGGGGCGCCGGCCATGCCCTTCAGGGTCGGCACGAGGTTGGTGCAGTCGGTCAGCACGCCGGGGGTGGCCGGGTCGAGGTCGGGCGCGAAGCCGGTCATCGGGATCATCGCGCGCTCCCGATGGTCAGCGTGGAGCCGGAGAAGCGCTCGGCCATGTCGGCAGACTGCAAGGCATTCACCGCCGCCGCGTACTGGCGGGCCGCCGTCACCGCCCGCATATCGTCGCGGGTGTGCTGGTAGGCTTCGATCAGCGCCGAATACAGGTAGATTTGCGGCGCATAGGTCAACAGCCAGTTGGTGTCGTCGTCGGCCAGCAGTTGCTTGAAGCGCTGGTAGTACGACAGGGTGAACGTTTCCGGTTGCCCGCCCTCGACCTTCACCAGCCCATCGGCAATGGTGTAGTAGCGCGGGCTGGCGCTGGCGTCCAGTTGGCTGAACTCCTGCGGCGTCTTGTAGGACAGACTCGGGGTACGTCCCGAGCCATCCGGCACCGTCAGGCGCTCGACCGCGAGGAAGCCATCGGGCAGTGCTGCCAATGACGTGCGCTCGGTTTGCAGCATGGCGCGGATGCGCAGCGGATCGACCACCACGTCGAGGTCGCGAAAGCCGTTGTAGATGCGCGCTTCGCCCAAGGTGATGAACTCGCCCAGCATGCCGGAGAGCGAATTCCTGCCTAGCCGGTTGGCGATCATCTGCTTCAACTGGCCGAGCGTGCCGCTGGCCGGGGCCAGGGTCTGGTCTACGATGATTGGCATGTGCGCCCTTTATACGAGGTAGGAACCCGAGCCGCGCAGGTCGATGTTGGCATTGAATTCGGCCAGTGTCAGCGAACCCGACCCAACGTTCTGCCCGCTCTTGAGCATGGCGGCGGTGCCGGAGCCGGGCGCCATCCGCATGGTCGGCACCGTGTAGCCGGCCGCGAACGTGAGCGCGCCCCACTCGTTGACCTGTAGATACTGGTACGAATTGGCTTCATTGCGCGCCGATGGCATGCCGGTCACCGACAGGGTGCCGGCACCCAGCGTGCCCTTGGCCACGTTCAGGAAGTAACTGTAGTGGCAAACGCCATCCGAAATCGTGTAATGGAATTCGTTGATGGTGGCGGCACCCATCGCGCCGCCACCCGAACTGGTGACGGTCAGCGTGGTCTGGCCGGTGGCCGGGGCAATCGCGCCGAGAGCGCGGGCATAGCTGAAGTTCGGCCCTGCCGTGCCGATCAGCTGGGTGCCGAAATACGACACCAAGTTCGAGATGGCCGGAATGTTCTGCTGATTGGTGCAGCCTTCAATGGCACCGCCATGCAGGGTGATGTTGGCGCAGGTGTCCTTCACGAAAAACCCAGTCCCCACGATGCCCGCGCCGCCGTTCGGGTCCGTGCCTGCGGTAGTGAAGTTCTCGATGGCGGGCGTGCCGCTGAAGGTGTCCACCGCGTCTAGGTAGATGCCGCACGCGCCCTGCCCTGCACTGATCGCCTTGCCACCAAACTTGATGCGGGTCGAACGGTGTACGCTGGTGCCGTAATCGACCGGGCGCATGTAACGCACGGAAAACTTGCAGCCCTCGAAGGTGGCGTCGATATCGTGCCAGAAATTGCTGCTGTCGCTGCCACCGACTCGCGGGCCTGGCATCGACAACATGCCATCGGTGCAGTTGCGGATCTGGACCCCGCGACCCAGAACGAAAAACGACTGATCTACCCGCTGGGTGGATTGCCCCATATTTTCCGGCACCACGCCCACGCCGACTGTATTGTTAGCCGGGCTGACACCCTCGATGGTCAGGTCGTCGATGGTGATATAGCTGCGCGCGGAGCGGATCGCAATCATGTTGCTGGAACCGCAGCGCAAGGTGGTCCCGCGCCCGGCTCCGCGAATGGTGACGCCATCGTTCGGGTTGACCGATACGAACGGAATCAGCAGGCCATTCTTGTAACCGTCAGCACTGGCGGCCCCGCCATCGAGCCGGAACCCACCAGGAGGCAGGTCGAGCACGCGGGCGCCATTGGTGCCCAGTACATCGGCGGCATACGCGGCCAGCGCGGCAGTCATGTCAAGCGCGTAGGTGTACGCCATGGCGTCGGCCTTCTGGGCGGGCGAGAGGTAGCTAAAAAAATCGCGCACAGGGTCGAACGGGTCGAACAAGGTCACATCGTTGTAGCTGACCGGCGTGATCCCGGTCCCGGTCACGGTGATGTTGTAATGCCCGTTGGCCGCGTAGAACGCGAACCGGCCATTTGCATCGGTAGTCACATACGACACGGACGGGCCGCCATCGGCCGCGTAGAACAGCACCGCCTCGCCATCGGGATAGGCGGTCACGGTGACAATCGCGCCTTGGATCGCCTTGCCGTTCTTGTCGAGTACCAGATCGGTATATTTTTGCATTACATGCGCCCCTCGTGGATGCGGCAGGCCGCGTGTTCGGCAAGGAATTCGTCGAGCTTGCGGTCGTCGCCGGCAATGATCTCCCAGCCGACGCCGTAGCGGGCCATGCCCCAACTGTTGAGCAGGTCAAGCGGGATCGAGGCGGCGAAGTGGTCGCCGTCGTGGGTCTTGGTCATGCCATGCCGGCGCAGTTCGTCGTTGCGGCGCAGCGCGGCCGAGACGTCGGTCGACTGGCAGATCACGCCCGAGCCGTCGCCGTGCTCGGTCATGGTCAGGGTACTGTTTGCAGTGGCGTCCAGCAGCATGGGCGGTCCTTATTCGGTGGGAATGGGGCCAGCCGCAGCCGGCCCCGGTGTTGCGGCGCTACATCAAGATCAGGTCAGGTCCAGGATCGCGCCGTGGGCCTTGGTGTTCTTGTTGATTAAGGTCCACTCGGCGTTCACCAGCACGTTGCGGGTGTCACCGATCTTGGCCAGCGGCTCGTCCTTCATGTTGCGCAGCATGCCCAGCGCCAGATACTCGGGGTTGACGATGAAGGCTTCGCGCTGGCGCATGTGGCGGGCGTTGACGGTCTTGACGCGGCCAAACGGGCCGATATAGACCTCCAGCGTCGCGGTCAGCACCTTGTCCTCGGCCTTGTCGAAGCGGGTGGTGCCGGCCAGGAAGGTGTCGAACACGGTGCGCTGGGTCGACGGCAGCAGGATGTAGGTGCTGTCGATGTCGGCGCCGTTGTCGAACATGGTTTGCAGCACGGTTTTCAGCAGCGTCTCGGTGAACGCGCGCTGGGTGCCGTCCACGGCGGCGGTGTTGGTCACCGGGTTGGCGGCCGAGCCGGTGGCACCGACCGACACGTTGGTGTCCATGAAGCCGGGCAGGCCGCGCGCCTGTGGTGCCACGCCGGCCGAGGCGGCAATGGCGGTGGTGTTTTGCAGCGCGCCGAACTCGATATCCTTCTTGAGTTCGACCATCTTCTTGGCCAGCTGGTAGTTGTATTCCGACTTGCCGCCGGCCTTTTCCACGGTTTCCTGGGTGCCGGTCACGCCGAACACCTTTTCGCCGATCTGGGTCCGGTTCGACAGGCGCACGGTCGGGGTGACCGCCACGATGGCCGAGGTGTTGCCCTGCTCGACCTTGTTGGAGGCGGCAGCGGCGTACGAGTCGGTGTTCCATTCGACGAACACGCCATCCACGCTTTCCTTGTCGATCAGCTTGACGAAGGGGGTTTCCGAAACGGAGACGTTCCAGATGTTGTTCATCAGCTGCTCGCGGTTGCGGGTGCTGTTGAAGGTTGCAAAGGTATTTGCGACTTGAGCCATGATAGTTCCTCGTTATACGGAGCCGAGCAGCGCGGCGAAGTCCTTGACGGAGCCGGTCTGCGCTAAGCGGTTCTTGAGTTTTTCGGTGGTCTGCCCCTGCGGCTTGGCCGCTGGCGCAGGCTTGGCGGCGCGGGTCGGCAATTGCGCGACCTTCTTCACCGCCTGCTTGGTTTCCTTCTGCGCCCGTTCAAAGGCGCTGGCTTTATACAGGGCTTCCATCATGCGTTTGTCGGCAATGCCGGCCAGTTCCGCAGGGGTGAAGCCGAGTTTCAAGCCGTATTCCTTCATCTGCTGCACATGCTGGTCACCGAAGCCGGGGACCACGGTGGCCATGTGGGCTGCCGCTTCCTTGGTCTGCGTGGCGAACTGCTCGTGCTGCTTGGCCGTCAGCTGCTGCTGCTTGTGGCCGATCTGGTTGACGACGTCGTTGCGGCGGGCGCGCAGGTCGTTGAACTCGGCCAGGTGGGTCGAGTACGACAGCGGGTCCTGCGCACGCAGCGCCTGCCAGTCCACGTTCTGGTACTGCTGCAAGGTGGCGTCGATCTGGTGCAGCTGGCCCAGCTCGCGGCCCATCTGCGTGACCGATTCCATCTGCTGCTGCACGAACGCGGTTTGCTCCTGCCGCTCGCGGGCGAGGTTCTGGGCTTTCTGCGTGTAGTCCTGCTGGCGCAGATAGCCGGCCTTCACTTCGTCCTTGGTCAGCACGACCTTTTCGCCATCGATTTCCAGCTCGATCACATCGGCGGAAGAGTCCGTTTCCGGTTGTTCTTCCTGCGCGTCGCCTTCCTCGGCCGGTTCGCCTTGGTCGTCCTGCGCGGTGTCGTCACTGGTGTCCTGTGCGTCCGGGTCGTTTTGCGAGTCCGATTGCTCGGTTTGCTCGTTGTCGGCCGGTGCGCTCAGCATTTCCGCGAAACTGTCGGAGTTCAGTGCTGCGTTGTCGTCATCCATCGTTGTATGTGCTCCGTGAGGTGTGAATCCAAAAACTGGTTGTTCCTAGACTCATCGGGCGGCGTTCAGGGGCACGCCGCCAGCCCGAATGGTTAGAGCTTCGAGCCGTCCGACAGCAGCGCCTCGGGCTTGCTGCCCTTGAGCAGCCGGATGCCGGCGTACTTGCCTTCGTGGATCGCGCCGTCGACCGCCTCGGGGTGCGTGATGCGGCACACCGCCAGCGGCTGGGCCTGTTCCTCGATGCGGGCCGCGTAGGCGACCAGCGTTTCCTTGTCCTTAGTAGCCATACAGCCTCCGTTTCGCCGCCTCGGCGCGGATTTCCATCGTCGAGGCGTTCAATAGTTCGTTGTGGGCCACCGTGCCGCCAGCGATGGTCACTTCAAAAATGGCGCGGAACTGCTTGGCGGCCCAGTGCAGGCGCTTGAGTTCCTCGGCCTGCGCGCGATTCTCCACGCCCAGCGCGGCCCACGACTCGACCACGGTACGTTCGATTTGCGCCAGCGCGCCCTGCACCAGCGGGTCGTCCAGCACCGTCTTGGCGCGGTCGGCCGCCTGCATCGCTTCCAGTTGTTGTTCGTTCGGTTCCATCAGGCTCCCATCAGCAGTAGTTCAATCTCGTATTCCTCGTCTGCCTCGGCTTCGAGCGTGCGCCGCATGTCCTCGTCGGCAGTCCACTGCACCACCAGCTCGCGCAGGTAGGCGTCGGCGTCGAACGGTGCCACCACCGGAGCCAGCGCCGGCTGCGCGACGACGCGTGCCCGCACCTGTGCTTCCTGCTCGTAGGCCAGCCGTGCCAGCACCGGGGCGATGGCCTCCGCTTGCGGCAGGTCGGGCAGCAGCTCCAGCGCTTCTTCCACCAGTTCTTTGCGGCGCTGCTTCTTCTGCGCGCGGGTCAGCTTCTTGTGCTTGTCGAGCAGGTCGGCAAAGCGGCGCACCTCGCCGTAGCCACCGGCCCCGCCGCCATCGCCACCACCCGTGACCGGCGGCGCATCGGTGGCGGCCAGCGTGTCGGGCTCTTCGGTCACCGCGAGGGTGCCGCTAATCGGGCTGCCGATCACCGCGCCATCGGCGGCCAGGGTGTCGGCCCCTTCGGTTTGCGCCAGCGTGCCCGATACCAGCACCGACCCGGTGCCGGCCAGCGTGTCGCCGCCCTCAGTGATCGCCATGGTGCCGACGACACCGTTGGCAACCGTGCCGCTGGCCGTGAGCGTGTCGGCCGCTTCGGCTGCCGCCAAGGTGCCGCTGACCAAGACGCTGCCGGCTGCCGCGAGGCTGTCCGCGCCTTCATTGCTGGCGAGGGTGCCGGTAACCAGTACCGAGCCAGTGGCGGCGAGGGTGTCGCTGGCTTCCGTGCTCGCCAGCGTGCCGGTCACACTGCCGCCGCCGGCTGCGGCCTCGTCGAACATGCCGAGCGGCGCACTGGCGAACAGCTGCCACGGGTTGGCGCTCAGGCTGGCGACTTCGGCATCGCTCAAGGTGCGCTTGAAGATCAGCACGATGCTGATGTAGGCACCCGAGAGTTGCTGGCCGGCCTGGTTGCCGCCGCCGCGCGAGCCGATGGCGAACTGGTCGGTGTCGTTCGGGAACGAACCCGTCAGTGCCGCGCTGTTCTTCAGGATGCCGTCGACGTACAGCTTGGCGGTGACCTTGTCGTAGGTGCCGCACAGGGGCACCGGGCGGCCCCGGTACGGGTCCAGACCGCCGCCCACGGACGCTGCAGGCACCAACACCGCATTGCCGCCCGCCAAGCCGCCAGTACCGAACGCGAACTGTTGATTCGCGCTGCTGATCGACAGCGAATAGTCCCAGTTACTTTGGACCCGGCCGCACACGAAGTTCGACACGCTGCCGGTGTCGGGAATGAACACTTCCGCGAACAGGGTCTGGTTGCTCAGTCCGTTAAAGCTCAGGTCGGGGCGGGTGCCGAAGCTGATATCCCCATTGCCGCTGAACTTGCGCCCGATCCGGCCCGCGAACGCTTGATTGGCAGGGCGGGTGCCTTCGGTGCTGCCCGCCTTGCCGGTAACAAGGTCGAGGTCGCCCGCCGAGGCCACCCACGCCAATGCCAGGCTCCTGGCCAGCGGGTGCGACCAGTCGAGGCGCACCGCCTGCTGCGGCTGCCTGGTGCGGCGGGCGGCGAACGGACGGATCATCTAGACCGATTGCGCCTGGATGCGCTCGTACTGGAAATCATGGTTGCCGGCCGTGGAATTCAGCGCGGCCCCGGTGTTGTGCACCACGAACAGGCCCCAGAACTTGGGCATCGCGCCGAACAGGTTGGCAATGCTGACCGGGGCGAACGGGTAGGCCACGTTACTGGTTGCGGTCACCGCGATGGACGCCACCAAGCGCAGCGCGGAGGCCTTGATGCCGCCGTTCGTGACCGTCTCGTTGGAGTCGGTGCCGTCGAACACGTCGGGATAGGTCGGCGTGCCGGAGGCGGTCTTGTAGCTGGCATAGGCCCATACTTCAATCGTCGTGTTCACGGTGGGCGTGGTGCCGGTCGTGATCACCCCGGACACCAGATGGTCGAGGTCGAGGTTGCTGGTGTTGTCGACCGCGCTCGATTCGCGCCCGGCCAGCAGGTTGGTGTCGGACGCCAGCGACGCCACGCCAATGGTCAGCGCAACGCTCGATGAACTGGGATAGCTGCTCTTGAAGGTGGCGGCCATGGCTTACCCCAGCGCGATCAGGTTGTCGATCACCGAGTTCACCTGATACTGGATTTCGGCGTCGGTGGATGCGCCGGGGTTGACCGCAATGGTCGGATTGCGCAGCACCTGCATCGCGACCTGGCGCGGCGTCACCGTGGCCTTGTCCTGCAACACCACGTTGGCCCAGTCGGCGCGCTGCTGGTGGCGGTCGGTCAGCGGCGACTCGGCCATGATGTCCTGCGCGGCGGTCCACATGGCGACCTGGCAGCGGCCCTGGAACAGCGGATCGTTGGCGGCGTTGTAAATGTCGGCGTACATGGGCTGTCCTTATTAAACTGGCGCACCAGTGATCACGAACGACGACACCCCGACCGTCTGGCCTGCCGTGATGCTGGTGCTGGTCAGGTTCAGGTCCGCGCCGGACGTGCCGACGTCACCATCCACGCAGGCGGTGGTGCCGTCCGACTTGAACAGCCGGAAGAACGCCGCCGTACCCGATGCCGCTGCCGTGGCGTTGGCAATCGCGCCCGCCGTCAGCGCGCCGGCTGCGACCGAACCGAACGCGCTGGCATTGCAGATCAGCTCCGCAAGCATGACCTGCGCGCCCAGTGCCGTGTTCACGCTGGCCGGACGGCTGCCGCTATAGATGCGCAGCTTGGCCGAGGTGCCGATGTCGGTGTTAAGCGTGGTGAGACGGTCGGCAATGATGGTGGTACTGTATTTAAGCGCCATTTATTCGGCCCCTTCGCGGGTCTGTGATTGATTAAATTCGGCCGGCAGCACCTTGACCGCGTGCGATGCCTTGCCGGTGATCGGGTCGCGCACGATATGGGTTTCCATCCGCGCGTGCTGGTCGAGCTTGTCGTGCAGGCCGGTGATGGCACCGAGCACCGTGGCGTGCTGGTCCTCCTGCCCCTGCTGCTCGCGCTCGGCCATCTGGAGCTTGTGGTCCAGTTCCATGCTCTTTAGGCCAAGGTCGATTTCCTTGATCCGCA